GCTTCATCTGTTGTTGCTGGTAATGTTGAAAGTTTAACTGAAGCAGAAAGTGTATGTATTGATACAGGTAAGGATTTTGACCAGAATACAAGTTCTGTCAATGACCTTTTAGGTGCTGCCGAAGTCCCTACCAATACTCGTAAGGTTTTTGATTTCCAACGTGAAGAAAATACCGGTGTTTTCTCTATCTTAATTGCTGATTTATTCCCCTTCCTAAAGATGAATCAGTTGCCACTATTTATGTTAAAGGAGCAGGTTGCTATTCATCTAACATTTGAACCACCAGCATCAGTCCCTGGTGATAATACTTCCAAGCGTGTTTCAAGAACTTATACTGCTGATAATGCTAATAATGCTGCTTCTATTTTACGCGATAATGTTGCGATGGTAGCAGATTATATCTTTTATCCTCAAGAAATGATGCTTCAATATCAGCAGGCAAATGCTAATATGAGTTTCAATTATGTTGATTATCAGTTTGTTAAACGTAGTGTTCCATCGGCGACATTTGATACTCAACTAATTCAAAATGTTGGTGGTGCTGGACGTGTTGTAAATAAGGTATGTGTTCAGGTTGAGAATAAAGACCCTGCTTCTAAAGGTCTTATCAATAATTACGGGTCTGATACTCCACTGGTCACTGCTGCTGGCAACGGGACTATTGAAACTAATTTAAGATACAATGATTTATTCCTTTTCCCTATTGATGTTTCTAACTCGGCACGTCAGTTTCATAATATGGTTCAGGTTGAAGGTCGTATTCCTCACGTATCTCGCGATATCTACTCTGGTCAGGGTCAGTTAGCGAAGGACGCAGCGAAGGGAGGTGTAGAACTTTACCCTATGGGTGCGGCATATGGTGCTGGTGCTGATGTATTAAAATCTGATGTTAGGTCTCGTGCTAACTGGCACTGCTATTCTCTCAATCGTGGTGAGCGTGTCAATAGCAGGGGTATTGAATTATATGATAAACGCGCAGGGATGTCGGGTAGTAGCACACTAAGGGCGTGGTTACAGGTAGTAAGGATGGCACAACTCAATAACGGAATGATGGAAGTTGTATATGCCTAATCGTAAACAAAGTATGCTTCGCTAAAGTGTAATATTTACACTTTTTAATTTTTAACTTTTTTTCAAATCTATATTAAACAATATAGATGGAACAAACTATCGTAGTTGAATGTAGTAGACAATCCAGTATTGAAGGAACTACTGAAAATGATAATAACCTTGCTGAATGGACTAATGATTGCGGTGCTGGTGTAGTAGTAGACATCGGAGATAAAATACAAGTTCATTCAGGTTATGTATCTGAAAAAGGCGCTCAAGCAGGTGAAATAGAAATCAAAGAAAGAGTTAGACATAATAGCGTTGTAATTAATGTTAGCAAAGATATTGAATACAGAGATGAGTTCCCGACTTATATAAGTCCTGTCAATGAATTCTCTGATGCTCCTGTAAGAAAAAGTAGAGAGATATATACTCACGGAGCAGAATACGGGGGAAATGAATTAAAACCTATTCAAATTAATGATGGTGAAACGAATATTGTATATTCACCTTACAAGACTGCTAACGGAGAATTTTATGCTACATTACCAAGAAGACATATAGGATTGAATACTTTTTTAGCAGTGTCCGGAAACAACACTGATGTACCAACTAATATACAAGTAGAGAATACGACTAATCCTTATGATGGATTTGATGTTAATACCGGACAAAAAAACGCGTCTAATGGTGGTGCTTGTCAATTTGGTAATGTAAGATACGGAAATCTAAGCGGAACAAATCCCGATTATAAATTTGGGTTTACTGATGCTTGGCAATTTTGTCCTGCGGATTATAAATTAGTTAATCAGAATAGCACTTATGTAAATCCGGAATTGAACCCGAACTACGCAGGATATACACTTAGAAAAGGTATGATATTAAATGATAATAGTAGATATACAATATTCAGAGCAAAAAAAATATTTAGAACAGCAGACGCAGCACTTGTTAATGATTTAAGTAAACGCTCTTTATTAGGCGGTGAACAGACAAATGTGCCAGCAGGAACAGCGAGAGACGATGATGCCTACTTTGATGCCGTTGATTTGCGAGACCCTGCTATACTATATGATTGGGACCAGGTAAGAAATTTAATAACTATCAAATCAAAACCAGGATTTAATAAACCAAGTGATGTCGCTACTGAGTTAACACAGCAGTTAAATTTACGAGGTGAAGCGATAGAGAAAAAGATAATTCATAAATTAGAAAGTGCGAGTTTACCTGAAACTTTAAAGTATGCTGATAAAGTATTATATAAATATTATGAAAGTCCTTCTTATAAAGCATATAATTGTGCTACTAATATTTGGAACGCGAATAGTTGGTATAGTTTTACGGATGTAGCGGGTAGCAGTGATGCTCAATTAGATGCCGCACATACATATATGAGTATGTATCAACATATAGGTATCAAAAGACCTGAACTTCATATTCAGGGTCGTGCTACTAACGCAAGTCAAGGATTTTTAAAAAAAGGAATAGCGGGTGATGGGGGTAATACACCAATAAATGCTGAATGTTTAAATTTAGGATTAATCTGGGACGAACCAACTTTAACTAAATTAAATGAACTATTCAAAGTCCAGGCAAAATATCCTGAATTATTTACTGGTATCACACAGCACGGACCGCACGCTGAAAGTCCAAAAGTTAATCATAAAATCACTCCTGGAAATCATAGATTTCTTCATTTCAATAGACAGGATAATTTTGTAACCCAAGCAGACCAAAATAACGGAATTCATAGACATAATCCAATAAATTGTTTAGGTTATGACCTTTACGGATACAACGCTCAAGAGTTAAATGATACATCAGTAGCAACAAATCCTGTGCCAACCGGTTTTGGATATCATTATGATGAAACGATGGCAACATATCCAGTATTTTTTGATTATAACCCTGAAACAGAAAATTTAGGTATGAATGATGTAGGATTTTGTGATGATGCCGGAGGGGGTTTTAGTGATATAAACCAATTAGCATACGGATGGGCGAGAAAGATGATGATACCTGCTGCCGACCATCCTACTTCTTCGGTGGATGTATTTTACATAGGTATTCAGTTTACAAGGACAGGTGGTATCGCTGGTAGATTAGGAGGAGTTCCTGAATTTTTATATAACGGAAAATCACTTATAGCAGATAGTGCTGGGGGAGGTGGTGATGCCGCAGGAAGAAGATTTGGTTGGGATTATCATTTTTCAGCATACGGAAATCCCTGTATGGTTTTATATAACGGATTAGTAAACAATACGGGTGCTAACCTAGGTGATTATTGTTATGATGAAAAAGAATATTACAGGATAGTATCAACATTAAATGATAAACCGGCAAAAGGCATCCTTCCAAGGTCAACAGATAGAGATACTGCTGCTATGTATCATACATTACAATTAGGTGCTGATAATCCAGCAATAGGTTATGATACAAATGAAGAAAGATTTTTCTTGAGTAATTTACATATCTCTGAAAGATTAGGTAATCCAAGTGATGCTGGTGCTGTACCAACATCTTCAAGCGCCGCTAACGGAGTGTCCGCTAATACAAATGCCGCTGCCAGTGTTTATAAAATCAATAAAAGAATGTTGGGAACTAATTATTGTCCTAATGTTTCTCCTTATAAACTTACTATTAACGGGTCCGCTACGATACAATATCCTACTCAATCCGGTTTCAGTAATAATTTAGAACCTTATACACCTTACGGAGAACAAGGGGGTATGTTTATTGAAGAAGTAGCGGTTCCTGAAAATATTTGGCAAAGTAATTTATTAGGTGTATTAGGATTTTCATATGACCAATTTAATAATACAGATATAACAAGACAAATCAATATTAAAGATAGATTTAATGCTACTAATCTAAAATCACTTACAACTCAGGCACCTATCAATATTGAGGATTTAACAGATTGGAATAAAAACGGATTTGGAAATACAATATTCGGATTAATACCCAGTTTAAGTTATGAAAGAAGTTTAGCGAAAAAGGACGTTGGCGATTTACATATAGGTATTATCCCACCTGCTACTATAGTTTTACCTGAAAATGCTGACAGCACAAGAATAACAGCAGTAGATTTACCTACAAAAACAGCAAGACCTTATTATGCTATCAGGAGTAATATTATCCCTCAAAATTTATTTTTGGGAGGGAACGGAGATTATAGTAAAGCAACAGCAGGAGCAGTCAATAGACCTGTTGTAGCGATTGTCAATAAGATAAATGGATACGGAGATTTCTATAGTTCTGAAAGTCAACAATTAGTATTCACAAATACAGAAAAAAGAGTAATTACAAGTATTAAAACAAGTATACACGACCCGGATGGGAGTTATTCAAAGGTAAATCAAAGTAGTTCAGTTATATATAAAATAATGAAAACAAAACAGATAGATTTAACACCTGTTCAAACATTATTAGAAAGTAAAAATAAGAAACAACAAGAGCAAGGAGATTTAGCAGCAAGTATGATAAAAGACCCTTCTACTCAAAATCCTGATTTTAATTATGCGTTAGATGGATTAATGAAAGACCCTCCTAAAAAGTTTATCACTGAAGAAGAGTTCTTCGCCGCGAGGTCTTCCGAGTAGGCGATATATAAATAGGAGAAGTAGCGTCTTCAGGGTCATAAACACCAAGTCTCCAAAGTGCTAATACACACATATTATAATAATCTATATCTTCAATAGTAATCTTATATAATTTTTTTGATTGTATTTTATCAATAAATATTTGATAAACCTTAATCTGTTCAGGAATACCTCTATTCATCTTAAAACCTGATATTACTAAATCATTACCTAATTTGAAGAAGTATTCTTTTGTTTCTTTTTTGTTAAATTTATTACAAGTTAATCTTTTCAGATTTTTGTGATAGATAATTATGCTCATATTCGTAAAGTGTAATTATTACACTTTTGAATTTTAAATCAAATTTATATTAGTTTTCTAAACTTTTACAATAAGTTTCCCAAAGTCTAACGCATTCTTTCAAATCAGGACACCAAGTATATCCACAGGATACACAGCAACCCTCATCATCATAAGGGTAAAGAGGTATTGACATTGCTGTTGTTAAGAAACTTATAATAATCGGCATTACATATCTTGTCTGATACATTGGATAATACATTTTAGATTTTTGGATATTTTTTTTTATATCTTTAAATTTTAAATATGGAATTACCCTTTGACCCTGTTTCATTAAATCTGAAAGATGATGATTTACCAAAAGTATCAATATTGATACCCTGTTATCAGCGAAGAAATTTTATTCCCTTAATGATAACTAATGTTATGTGTCAAGATTATCCAAAAGATAAATTAGAGTTAGTCATTTTACAAGATGGAGACCAAGATTTATTCATAGATGCTACAAGATTAGAAATGTTTAAACAATCAATACACCCTGTAAAATTAACATATAAATATGAATCTAATATTAGAAAAAGTATAGGTGAAAAACGTAATAAACTAGTTAAGTTATCATCGCATAAGATATGTGCTATGATGGATAGTGATGATATTTATTTCTCAAGTTATATAAGACATTCTGTAAATGCTCTGAAACAATACAAAGCAGGGATATCATCAAGTGCCAGTATGACTTTTGTATATCCTAAATATGATTTCAAAATGTCAGGAATACGCTGTGTTTCAAAATCTCAGTGCCACGAGGCGTGTGCTGTATTCACTAAAAAATATTTCAACAAGATGGGTGGATTCAACAAAACATCACAAGGAGAAGGTGTAAAGATGTTAAGTTATAATGATAGAGAGATATTAAATTTAGATATAGGTAATTTGATGGTCTGTATTGCTCATAATGATAATACAATTGATAAGGAACAATTCAGTAATGAAAATAGTGGATTTGCTACGTTTACAAATGAACATCTAAAAAGTCTCATCAAAAAAATCTTAAAGCAAGAATGAGAAATTGTCATTTTTGTGGTTTCAAAACCGCCAAAAATCTTATAGAATTTGATTGTATGTTTATTTTTATTCTATTACAATAAACAACTATAACAATATGGCAAACTACTCTGAAATGACACACGCTGAACTCGCTACTCTCTGCTCCAAGCAGCAGGCGCACATCTCATCTCTTAACGAGCAAGCGATTAGAATGAGGCACGATTTCTCAGAGCATACCGATAAACTCGTAGAGGAGAACAAGAAACTTAGGCGAGAGGTGAATACGATGGGAGAAGGTGAAGAGGCGCACCTGTGTAAGATAGCATCTCTTAAACGAGAGATTGAAGAAATTAAGGATGAGGGTGGGAATTATCAATACGATCTTGAAGAACTACAGGCAGACCTACTACCACTTGAGGAGTTTATGTATGACCTTACAGGTGTATGTAATTACGAGGATTTGATTGATTATATCAAGGGTATCCAAGAAAAGGATAGAGATTACACAGATTGGATGGCAACTCTTGAAGAATACAAGATGCTCAAATCTCAAAAAGCGGTTTCTATCAAACAAGTTAGTGATTTGATGGAAGAGGTAGTCCAACTTAAGAAGGTAGTTCAACAAAGAGCGTTCAGAATTATTGAATTAGAAAATGACCTTGAAAGCACTACAAACTATTGGAAATCCAAGTATGAAAATGAAGAAGGTGTCAATCAAATGCTTAGGGATGCGATAGATGTTGCGGCAGTCAAATTGGAACAATACGAAGCAGGTGATAATTCAATATAGTTAGCATAACATTCTCCGTTTAGATTATATTATTTTTTTTGAATGACAAATTGTCATTTTTGTGGTTTCAAAAACGCACAAAATCTTATAGAATTTGATTTGATATTTATTTAGAATCTATTACAATAAACAACTAAAACAATATGCCATCCAAGAAACAACGCGCGAAAGCAGAGAAGAAAGCGAAGGATAGTCTCAGGGCAGAGACACCCGAGATGTATGATATAGATAGCGATAGGTCTAAACAGATTTTCAATGTCTGTAAAGGACACATTATGGTTCAGAAGATGTTGGGAAGACCTTTCGGTAAAATCAATATGATAGTCCTTAGAGATGAAGGAGATGATTGGTTGTATGGCACTGAGAGTGAAGAGGGTTTCTCTATGTTTGAAGCAAAGTTGAGGGGTTTAGAAGTAGAGTATCCCAATATGTGCCAGCATTGGTGGGAATTGTTTAAGTTTCAAATGGAGATTTCACCCAAGTTCACACCCGAGAACGGGATACAGGATGGTGCCAGGTTCTTCTTCTGTTGTTGCGTGAAGGAAGATGGTTCACAAGTTCACCAATTTAAGATGGAGCGTGGTAATTATCTGTGTTTCTATGATACTCCAGAAAATCCTATTGTATAGATTGGAAACCCTGTTTATCTATATTAATACTTATATCTTCATATTCACCTTCACTTTCTTCATCTGTTTCAATCATACATTCTTCTTCATAGTCAAAATCACATAGTTCTATTATTTTTTTTAGATATTCAATCAAGTCTGTTCTTTCATCTTTCATCAAAATAGCAATGATATCTGTAAACTTATCTTCGTCCATTTATTATATATAACAAAAGTGTAAATATTACACTTTACAAAAAAATAATCTATCTAATCTAAACTAATGTAATCTATTCAAGGTTAGAGTTGTATATAGCGGTACCTGCTCTCCAATCAGGTCTGGCACGGATTGTATCCCAATCCCCGTAATCAAGGAATAAATAACTGATATATCCTTCTTCAATCGCTCTATACATAAAGTGTATAGTCTCATACTCCTCTTCCATTTCCTGTAATTTTACCTTCAACCATTGTTTCTCGGTATCGGGTATCGCCCAATCTTCAACTGCTTCAAAGAAAGTTTCAGGGTCATCCACATACAAATCCACCGCACTATCCGCTACTGAATAATCCTCCTTGTAGTCGTATGCTTCCATCATAATTGCTTGTAGGGGCGCCTCCTTGTAGTATTCAAACACCTCCTTCTCAATCTTGTTAATTGTCTTCAACACCGCGTCCCAGTTCCTGCGATACTCTACATCCTTGCCAATCTGGGTCATAACATCGTATTGTCCCAGCGCGAAATCCATAGGCGGTGTAGGTAGGTAGGTGCCGATTTGTCTACTGCGTTTCGGGCGCTCTATCAGCGGTTGACCGCGCGAGGTATTGGGTGCCATACTTGGATGAGTGGTGAGCGGTTGTAAGTGTAGTAAGTGTTTTTGTAAGAAGTGTAAATATTACACTTTAGAATGTTGTGATATAAATATAATATCATCCAATCAAATTTCATAAGATTTTGTGCGTTTTTGATTGTCAT